GGTAATGCGTTATCAATTAGTATTGGTAGTGTAGGTGTTATTGCAGATTCAGTTGTAGAGAATGTTGACCCTAATAGATTAACATTAGGTGCTGGAACTCTTACAATTACAGCAGATGCTAATCTTACTGTTACAGGTAATGCAACAGCATTAAGTTTAGGTACTATTACAGTTACCGCAGATGCTAATACATCAGTTACTGGAAACTCATTGACCTTATCAACAGGAAGTGTTACAGTAACAGGAACAGCAAATGTTATTCCAACTGGAGCAGCATTAACATTAAACACAGGGGAACCTGGTATTATCACTTGGAATGATATTGTTCCTGGTGTAAATATGACATGGACGGAGATAGAACCTTACTAATATGGCATCAACTTTTTCAAACGATCTAAAATTAGAATTAGTTACAACTGGTGAAAAAGCCGGTCTTTGGGGATCAATTACTAATACTAACTTACAAATTTTACAACAAGCAGCTTCAGGATATATAGAAGTAGCAATGACTGGTAGTTCAGACATTACTTTAGCACTAACAGATGGTGCAGTATCTAATGGTAAAAATTTATACTTTAAATTAACAGGTACATTAGCTCGTAATCAAACTTTAATTATGCCTAATAACTCTGAAAGAGTTTTTATTATAGAAGATGCAACTGATAGAACTACTGCAAACAAATATACTTTAAGTGTTAAAACAGCTAGTTCATCAACTCCTGTTGCAGTTCCAAATGGAGCAGTTATGCTTCTTAAATCAGATGGAACTGATACTTCTAAAGCTATTACTCAAAAATCATATTTTACTGTAACTTCATCTGCAATAACAGCTTATACAGCAGTTGCAGGAGATCAACTTTTAGTAGATACAACTCAAACAACTGTTACAATTACTTTACCTGCATCACCTGCAATTGGTGATGAAGTATTTTTTATAGATGCAAGAGGAACTTTTGCATCTAATAATCTTACAATTGAAAGAAATGGTCAACCAATTAATTCAGGTACTAATAATTTAGCATTATCTAGTAATGGTCAAGCTATAACTTTAGTCTATATAGATTCAACAAGAGGCTGGGCATTTAAAACAAATACAGCATAGGAGCTAACAGATGGCTCTTACAAAAATTAACTTTGCACCTGGAATAGACAAACAAGACACTAGTGTTGGTGCGATTGGTCGTTGGGTAGAATCTGATAATGTTAGATTTAGATATGGTCTACCAGAAAAAGTAGGGGGTTGGCAATCATTACTTAACCAAAGTATAGTAGGGGTTTCTAGAAAACTACATTCATTTGTTGACTTAGAAGGTAATAGATACACAGCTATAGGAACAGATAAATTTTTACTTCTTTATTTTGAAGGACAACTTTTTGATATAACTCCTTTTCGTAGTAATAACGCCGGAGTTCAAACAACATTTACATCATCTACATTAGCAACTAATAGTACTTCTACTAAACTTTGTACTATCACAACTACATCAGCTCATGATTTAATTGAAGGAGATATGGTGGTATTAGATTCAGTAACACTACCTAGTGGTACTGGTTTATCCGCTTCTGATTTTGAAGATAAACTATTTCAAGTATTATCAGTTCCAACTCCTACAACATTTGAAATTAATTCTTTAAACCAAGCAAGTGCTGCAGTATCAACAGGTGGATCAATGACAGTACAACCTTATGAAAGAGTAGGTCCCGCTGCACAATCCTATGGTTATGGATTTGGTATTGGACAATTTGGTGGAACAGTTGCTGGAGCTTTAACAAATACTTTATCTTCTGGAATAAATGATAGTGTAAATATAATTCCAGTTACATCTAATGCAGGTTTTCCAACAGTTGGTACTTTAGCAATTGGTACAGAACTTATTACATATACAGGTAAAGGCACAAATACTTTTACAGGTGCAACAAGAGGAGCTTTAGGTACAACAGAAGCAGCTCATAATAACTCTGCGGTAGTTACTAATGCAACGGATTTTACTGGGTGGGGCAATGCAGTAGAAGCGTCGACCGTAACTCTAGAACCAGGTCTTTGGTCTTTAAATAATTTTGGTCAAGTACTTGTTGCAACTGTTGCTAATGGTAAAACTTTTACATGGAACGCAGGTATTACAGCAAGATTAACAACAAGAGCATCTACAACAACTACTGATTTTCCAACAGCTATTGCAACTGGAGTAGGTAATCCTACAGCTACAAGAGAAACTTTAATATCACCTACAACTAGACATTTAATTCATTTTGGAACAGAAGTAACTATCGGCGATCCAACTACACAAGATGATATGTTTATTAGATTTTCTAACCAAGAAGAAATTAATGAGTATGATATTTTAGCTGTTAACAGTGCAGGATCTCAAAGACTTCAAGATGGATCAAGAATTGTTGGAGCGTTGACCGCGAAAGAAAATATTTTAGTTTGGACAGATAACTCATTGTATACAATGAAATTTGTAGGAGCTCCTTTTACATTTGGCTTTGAACAAGTAGGTACTAACTGTGGATTGATTGGTAAGAATGCAGCTATTGAAATTGATGGTGTTGCTTACTGGATGTCTAACAATGGTTTCTTTGCATTTGATGGTACTGTAAACTCACTACCTTGTTCAGTTGAAGATTATGTTTATGATGATTGTGCAACTACTAAAGGTCAACAAATTAATGCAGGTATTAATAATCTATTTACAGAAGTTACTTGGTGGTATCCAACTCAAGGTGCGGATTTTAACAACAGATATGTAGTTTACAATTATGGACAAACAAATGAACCTACTCCAATGGGTAATTGGTATACAGGAGTTAATCAAAATTCTGTAAGAACAGCTTGGATTGATTCTTTAATTTATCCTAAACCTTATGCAACAGCTTTTAATAGTTCTAACACTGGTACTTTTCCAAATGTTATTGGTGAATCAGGATTAGGTCAAAGTGTATTTTTTGAGCATGAAGTAGGAACAGATCAAATAAATCCTGATGGAACGACTACAACTTTAACTTCTTTTATTGAGTCTTATGATTTTGCTTTACAAACTGATCAAGGTATAGGAGAGTATTTTTTAGCTATGAGAAGATTTTTACCTAATTTTAAAGTTTTAACAGGAAATGCAGAAGTAAGTATTTCAGTAGCTGATTATCCAGCAGATCCTAATACTAGTAACATCATTAAGTCCCTTTACAATTGACTCAACTACAACTAAAGTAGATACAAGAGCAAGAGGTAGATATGCTGCTCTTAAAATAGCAAATACAGGATCAGGTGAATCATGGAGATTTGGTACATTTCAAGCTGACCTGCAACCAGATGGAAGAAGATAATGACAAAAGTAGTAGTAAGATTACCAGAACCTAAAAAAGAATATAGTGAAGATAATCAAAGACAAATTAATAGAGCGTTAACAACTATTGTAGAACAATTAAATTCTACATTTTTAAGACAACTAAAAGAGGACCAAGAACGATATACTTGGTTAGGTTTAGGTTAATGGCTAATGTATATTTAAATTCTAAAGTAGATTTATCAACTACTGATAATACTGTTTTATATACAGTGCCTTCTAACTCTAGAGCTATTATTAAATCTTTATTAGTTTCAGAAGATGCAGGTAGTGGAACTACAATAACTGTAACTTTAACAAGTCAAACAGGAACAGTTTTTAGTTTATTTAAAGTTAAAGCTGTTGGTGCGAATGCTACAGAACAATTATTAAATGAACCATTAGTTATGATGGAAAATGAAATATTGAAAGTTCAAGCAGCAGATGCTAATGAGTTACATGTAGTATCTTCTATACTAGAAATTAACAGAGAGGACGTATAATGTCATTTATAGAAACAAAAGCTTCAATTAGGTATGAAATAATTGATGGTAAAAAAGTACCAATAATTACACCTGAATGTGAGGTAACATTAACTAATACAGAAACCGGCAAAGACTACAATTCTGATGCTGAAGCGTTAGCAGACGTACAGGATCCAAATAGTAATACTAAAGCAGAACATATACGTAGAGATGTAAAAGTTACTGTAGAAAGCATACCTTTAGGTGCTTCAACTAATATATTCTAGATTGACTATGAAGATAAAAACAAGTAAAATAACCAACACCAGCATACATAC